AGGAAGATGGTCATCGTCATAAGTGAGAGTGACAAAACAAGACTCAGAATGTAGAGAAGCCTCATGCATGCACCTCATGGCCCATTGCCTACTACGCTCTAACCGACAGCCCATACATTGACCGCAGGGAACATCCACCGGGAGATCTGTATAGGCCTCCCGGTGGGTGAAGCAGATAGACCGCTTTCCGGTCGGGTTCACCGTCCGAGAGCGGTAGCCCTTGAGCGGTGAGAAACATGTCAAAGCCTGATGCCCCCTCGCATCGGGTGGGCAAAGTTGAGAGACTGGGTACGAGAGCCGGACTTGCGGAACATCCGCTTACTCCGGCCCTTACTAAGCTTCATCCTGCGCATGGGAACCTCCTTTGGAGGGTGGGCTGTCAGTGGGAACAGTTACATCAAGAAGGTACTGTTCCCAAACCCTAAATGCAATAGTCAAAAGGTGACAATCGTCACCGACTTCGCTGAAATGTATTGACAAGACGCGGGTCTTGTACTATCATTAAGGCTCCAACGTAGGAGCAAGAGCATGAATATGGAGCATCTGCAAGCAGCGATTAAGTGCCACGAGGTGCGCTCGGTGGCAATAGTGGAGCAAGACCCGCTGCAGTGGGAGGTGTGGGCATACCCACACGAGGGATCACGGCTGGAGTTTGAACTCAGCCGGTACGGCAGCGTATTAAAGACAGCCCGCGGTGAGACGCGGCTGTTCAAAAAGGCAGAGTATGCAGTGAGCTATTTACTGAACCTGGAGTTCAGTGGAGAAGTAAGAATCGAGCCCTGGAAGGGCTGAGTGCTGATGGACAACATGGGGACAGCATGCCTGCGACCACAGGGGTCGCATGCTGCCCCCAAGTTGCCCACAGCGTGAAAATTGAGAGTGAAAGACGCGCGCGCGCGAAAGCCGCACGCACGAAGAGAAGAAGAAGAAGAAACACCGAAAAAGGTTGGGGGAATTAGAAGAACGGAATACAAAAAGGAACGGGACGTCACCGTCCCGTCCAAAAGGCCATAACGCTACGGCCTACCCTTGAGACTCCTCCGGTGCAGGTACAGGCGCCGGCGAAGCCGGCTTAACGGGCTCACGCCCGAGACCCATTGACTGCAACGCTGCCGAATTGTCTGGATTATTAGCGAAGTCGAGAAACGCGCCAGGATCATTAGCAAACTGGGCGCGAACGTTAGACGGCAAAGAAGCAAACATCTCCGTCGCGGTCGACACGATATTCATCGCCTCGTGAAAGTCGATAGGCTCGAACTCGCCATACTGGCCCTCATACCGGACCTGATGGGCGATCACACCGGTTTTTTGAAACCGGTTAACGATGAAGTTGATGTCCGTTTCAGCGGCCATCGATCGCTTCGTACGCGACGGCAAAACCGACGAAAACTGAACACGCTCCTGCGTGGACCGATCATAAGGAAGTCGAAAAGTCATCGGATAACGTCCTCTGGTTTGAAGCCGCCGCGGCGGCCAAAGCCTTTAAGAATCTTGGGCAACACGCCCAGGATACCTACAGATGATGAGATGTCCTTGGCGGACGAAAACACGGGCCGGAGAACCTCGGCAGCTGCGCCCATATCGCCCAGGTTGCCCCAGGCCGAGGAGAGCTTCGCCTTACGGTTGTACTCAAGCTTCAATTGCCTGAGTTGCTCACGCTCGTGCTCAGTAGAAACGCCTCGCTTGCTAATCTCCGACTCGATGTTCCGGATCTGAGCCCTGATGTGCTGTTGCTCATCAAACACCCGCCCGGTCAGGGCCTGCTCAAGGCCCTGACGAACAACGGAGAGCGCCGTATTAGCTTGGATCTCCTGAGTGCGGGCAGCTGTCTCGGCCACCTGAGCGGCCTTCAGCTTCGCATCCTGCTCTATCACGTTGCCCTGCTTCTTGACATTCTCCGTCGTCGCTTCGACCTGGCGCACCTCCGGCGACAAACGATAGGCCTGCATACCAGTCCCTAATGCACGTCCGATGGTATTTTCGAACTCCGCTCTGACACCAGAAGCCCGGGAGCCGGACGCAGTTGGGGATCCCGGCATCGAACCCGCTGGGCTTGGCGAGTTCGGCGTCGATGCACCACCACCACGCGTAAGGGCGAGTATTGGATTAAGACCCGCACGACGCAGGTCTCGCGTCTGCCGCTGATAAGCGGAGTTCGACATTCGCTGCTCAAACGTTCGCGAGACAGTAGCTTGCCTACCTTGGAAACGACGTTGTATATCCGCCTGCCGGCCTCCAAAATCGCGCCCCAACGCAGCTTGCTCAGCTTGGAAAATACGGTCACGTTCCGCCTCCTCACGATTAAAGGCCATCACCTCCCGAGAGTTGGCCAGATTCGCGGAATTAGCACGTTCACCGCCTAACAAATCGAGGCCCCCAGAAATCAGGGAGCCCCAATTACCTGTGACGGCATCCACTGCGCCGCCGAAAATATCACCAAACAGGCCCATCAGAAATGGTCAATGAGGCCTGGCACGCCGTAAATCGGCATCGGCCTCGCGCAGCGCATCTGGAAATACGCATCAAAAATGAAATGAGGCTCTGCCGGCGTCGCGATAACCCGGTCTACGGGCGGGTTCTCCTCAATGAAATCCGAGTTCAACCCCGGCAACTCTGAAAACTCCTGCGACAAATGCCACGCGTCCAACGGCGTGGTGCAATTCGACCGGAACAAGCCGGTGATCTGAGACGGCTTGTACCGATATTCCGCGTATCGCTCCTGATACCCGAACACAGCTTCGTCCTCCTCCGGGTTGCCTGCACCCTGGCAATAAATCTCCTTGTTCAGGATAGTCTGCTCGCCGATGTTCGCCAACGCGGGCCAGTAAAACTCCAGCATGGTAGACCGCGACCACATGCGGTTCAGACCCTGCTGGTAAGTCAAGTCCGCGCGCACACACACCATGCCAAGCAACAGGCAATGCTCAGTGAAAGACTTCGAGAAACCGTGTCCCGAGACCGCCACGGTGCCCATCGCACCGAGGGTACCCAAAGGACTCGTCTCATCCGTGCTCGACGTCTGCGCAATAGGAGACACGTTCACGGCCGACGAACCACCGCCGAGGTACTCCGGACGCTGAAGCCGCGCGTCCGGCGACGTGACGCCAAAATGCGCCTTAATCTTTTCAATGTACCGAGTCCCGCCGCGGGCGTCGCGCTCTAACAACCGCTGAATAGCGAACGCCTGCCTAAGCTGATTAATAGTCGCCGCGGTCGCATCGCTCAAATCACTCTCTAAACCCGTGACATCGCCAAACACCAACGCCTGACCCGAACCACTCGAATTCGTCGCGCTCAAAATCACCGACGCCGCACCACCTCCGTGCCTCATACCCAAATTCAACTGCCCGGTGGTGTTATTGCTCATCTGCGGATTCACGCCCGTACTCACCACCGGCGCAACAGTACCCAAAGGAAGCTGCACCGAGTCACCCTTCTGCGGCCACGGAAGCGCAGAGGTGAAGTAATCATGCCGCTTACCACGCCGGAACAACGTGTATTCAGACGGCAAGTCAGGCCCGTCGTCCTTCGGAATGACAGGCGAATCCTGCAAGTTCTGGTCGCGGAACCATTCCTTGTAAATCAGAGCGTACGCGCGATGCCACAGCGCCGAGTGCGTAAATCCCGGCACCTTAGTCGGCAAGCCGAAATAATCGTGAAGCGACTGCTCACCATAGCCGGTGACCGCCGTCGACACCATCTGCGGGATCAGAAAATCCGTCGAGTCACCTGGGTCCTCCTGCTCCCCGCAGAACTTCTGCCAGTTGTCCCACACCAGACGATTCGGAACAGCAAAAAAGAACGAATCGAGCCGCATGTTATCCATGATGGGGAACAACGGCGTGGCCAGCCGCGCAAACGCGTGCATGCGCACGTTATACGTGTCGCCCGGCAACGCTTCGTCGACGAAAACAGGGATCAGCCACCCGGCGTCAAAGGTCGTCTTGAGACCATGCGACCGGTCAAAACTGGAACGCGGGATCTGAACGCCGGGAACACGCGAAAATTGATGGGTCATTACCGACCGCATGACTAAACCTCCTCGTTGATCGTGACCAAGTTGGCCACGTTAACCAAAAAATCGACAGCGCCGCTTATCACGCCGCTACCGTCATCGAACTGACCAAGCCGGAACACATCAAAATCACCCGGATACGCCTTGAACATTGAGCCCTCGCCCATGCTAGACATCACCGTGCGCAACGCAGCACCGTCCGTGAGAGCAAAAAACGGCTGCATAAACGCGGCCGTCTTGCGGTCAAAAATGGAATAGATCAGCATAATCACAGTGTCCTCTTGAGTAGTTTGGCTTTCGCCTTCTGGATAGTCTCCCGCACAGCAAGACGCTCTGCGGTATTGTTCGCTGCCCATTTACGAGCAGCCTCAATTCTAGCGGCCTTGATGGCCTTCAATGCTTCGGGATCTTCGCCTTCGAGCAGGCGGTCATAAAACTTCGGTGGCTGGACTTCGCGCTCGTTCACTATCACCGAATCATCGCGATAGGTCTCCGCGCCGAATTTGTCATACCAACCCTTACCGATACCTGGCCGGCGCGACATCGTGACGTACTCCGGCCGGATCTGATGGATCTCGCCGGTGATGCTGTTGCAGCTCAAGTAGTGGTCGATAGCCTTCGGTCCGGTGATCTTCTTCGTCGCATAGCGAGCCACATAGGCGGCCGAGGCAAAGCTCACATCGCCCACGGTTACGAATCCGAACTTCCACATCCGCTCCAAGTAGGGCGAAATGTAGAGCCTCTCGCCCGAAGGGCCATTGCTGTAATGGATAAGGTCATCCGGGCACCACCCGAAAAAGAGCGCATGGTAATGAGGCCTCTTCGACTGATCGCCATATTCGCCGCAGTGGAAATAGCGAAACTCATGGAAATGCCTCAGGCGCTTTACCAAATTAACGAAATGATGTGGGTGAACGCCGCCATCATCAGGAAGATGGTCATCGTCATAAGTGAGAGTGACAAAACAAGACTCAGAATGTAGAGAAGCCTCATGCATGCACCTCATGGCCCATTGCCTACTACGCTCTAACCGACAGCCCATACATTGA